ATAACAAGATTAGGATCTTTCCTATTCCGCCTTCTCTCTTGAACAACAAAAAGATGTGGTTTGAGTTCACTGTAGATGGAGATGCTTGGGAGGATGATTCTGGTCGTCCTTCTGGTGTTGATGGTGTCAATAATATGAACACTCTTCCATTTGCAAATATTCCATTTGAAAGTATTAACTCAATTGGAAAGCAGTGGATTAGAAGGTTTGCCTTAGCTCTTTCAAAAGAAATGTTGGGGCAAATTCGAGGCAAATTCAGCACCCTTCCAATTCCGGGTGAGTCTGTTACCCTTAACCACTCTGAATTGCTTTCACAAGGTAAAGAAGAGCAAGATAAGCTAAGAGAAGAACTAAAAACAATCTTGGATGAAATGACTTATCCAAAGTTAATTGAATCAGATGCTCAAATGACAGACAACGCACAAAAAGTTTTCACATCTGCTCCAAATTATATTTTGATGGGATAAGGAAGTAATCAATGTCAACAAATAACAAATGGTCACAACCAGACGCTCCACCTCCTCCAATGTTCTTGAACCAGAAAGAAAGAGATCTGGTCAAACAAGTCAACGATGAATTGATCGAGCGTGTCATTGGGCAAACTATTCTTTATTATCCTATTGATTTGGAGTTGACAAACTTCCATCCTCTTTATGGAGAGTCTATGGAAAAAACCTTTCTTCCCCCTATCAGGGTTCACGCAATGGTTAAGTGGGACTCTCAAGAAACTAGCAATACAGGATATGGAATTGATCGACTAAGAAAAATCTCAATTAACTTCCATAAACGAAGGCTGACAGAAGACCAAGACCTTTTTGTTAGAGAGGGTGACTTTGTTCTTTACGCAGATCTTTTTTATGAAATTGTCACTTTAACTGAACCTAAACAGTTATTTGGGCGCGGAGATAAATCTTTCGAAATAATGGCAGAATGCATCCGAGCAAGAGAAGGAACTTTCAATGCACAATAAAAAAAGAGATGAAAGACTAGAAGATGCCGAGGTGGTCTACCTTCAGCCTTCAAACTTAGAAAATGTTGATTTCTCTGTTTTTGAGTGGGTTGATGAACACCTTAATGTTTCCGTCCAGACAAACAAAGGATTCAAAAAAGTCCCAGTTGTGTGGACTTCTGCTGAAAGGTCTTTTCAGGCTAAAAACGATAAAGAACTTCGAGATTCCGAAGGTGGCTTGATTTATCCAATTATAACAGTTTCTAGAAATTCTGTTACAAAAGACAAGCAAAAGAAAGGAGCATTTTGGGCCCCACTTCATGAACAAAAAGATTATAGAGGCGGTGTTTTTAAGATATCTCAAAAGTTAAATCAAAACAAGACAGCAAATTTTGAAAATGCTGATGCTTTTCGATCTCCATCTAGAAGGCAGATCAACTTTGTTATGCCAAAAGAGAAGAAAAGAAAAGAAGTTTATAAAAGTATAACTGTTCCAATCCCAGTTTACATTGAAGCTGTTTATGAAGTTATGTTGAAAACACAATTTCAACAACAAATGAATGAAATGATAGTCCCTTTTATTTCAGATGTTGGTGGTTTAAATTACTTTCAACTTCATAGGAATGGACATTTGTATGAAGCCTTTATTCAGTCTGATTATGGGATTTCAAACAATGTGAATCAAATGTCCGGAGAAGAAAGAACTTATGAATCAAAAGTAACTATCAATGTTTTAGCTTATTTAATAGGGCAAGATTCAAATGAAGCAAAGCCGTACAATGTTGTAAGAGAAAACCCAGTTCAGTTAAGATTTAACCGAGAAAAAAGCATGATAAGTAAAAAGAATGATAAAACCAGTCCTATAAAAGATTATAGAGAATTGGGAGAATAAAAGACTTTTCATTAACTTTCATCTATTTATTAATAAAAGATTTATCGACAGGAGATTAGTAAATGTCTGCTAAAAATTTTAGATTTAGATCGCCGGGAATCAGAGTTCAAGAAATTGATCAAAGTTTTGTTGAAGCTCCAACAGTTTCTGAAGTTGGTCCGGTGATCGTTGGCCGCTCTTTGGAAGGCCCCATTTTGAAACCTGTTACAGTCAATTCTGTCGCAGAGTTTATCGATGTTTTTGGAGAGCCTTCTCCGGGTGGCTACGCTGGTGGAGACCTTTGGAGAAATGAAAACACTACCGCACCTCATTATGGAGCATATGCAGCTTTAGCTTATCTTAGAAACTCTGCTCCTATTACTTTTATTCGCTTGGGTGGTATTAGCTCTCCCGGAGCTAGCGGTACCGGCTTGGCGGGATGGCAAACCACCGGCTCGGTCGAGCCAAATGCATCTTTGGCTAGCGATGCAGGCGCATACGGCCTTTGGCTTGCCCCTTCTGCCTCCGCTGGTGACGAACATGGAACAGGCTCTCTTGCTGCTGTCTTTTACATGTCAAAAGGCGCAGCGATTGGCCTAAAGGTTGCCGCTGGAGAGTACAAAACTAAAAGGCTAGCAAAGTTTAGCGGTACATTAACTAATGCTAAGATTGAGCTTGTTGTTTCTGCTTCTGCTGCTGCTACTGATTTCACTCCAGCTTCTTTGGTTAGTGAATTGGGGTACACATCTGGCGCAAGCGATCATAATAAAACGTTTACAGTTACACTAGACCCAAGTGATTCAAACTTTATTAGAAAAGCTTTGAACACCTCTCCCTTGAGGACGTACAAGGGTGATGATGGTGTTAACCACCCGCATCCTTATTTCTTAGGCGAGACTTTTGAAGATGTAATCAAAGCCAAAGAAGGTTCTGAAAGCAATACCATGGCTTTTATTGCTCCGTTAGCTTCTGGTTCTGTCTATAAAGGGGATTACCGCTACGACTTCCAAGAGGCAAAGACAGGATGGGTCTTCTCGCAAGATACCGGTCTTAATACCAGTTTTGATCCGATTGATTCAACTCCACAAAAGCTTTTTAGATTGGTTGGCCTCAACGAAGGTCGATGGGCTTCAAAAAATATCAAAATCTCAATTGCAAAGATTTCTTATACAAAAATTGATAACGCTGCGGAGCCTTATCCCACTTTTTCGGTGCAGGTGCGCGATGCTAAAGATTCTGATAACAGTCCAGCTATTTTGGAAGAGTTTAACGATGTTACTTTAAATCCAAGATCTTCTAATTTTATCGCTGCTGTAATTGGCGATCAGTATATCGAATATGACAAAGCCGCCAGAAAGCATCGCGTTTTCGGAAGCTATCCGAATAACTCGCGATATATTCGAGTTGATGTGCATCCCGATGTTCTTTACGGTACAGCCGACCCTGAATTGGTTCCTTTTGGCTTCTTGGGACCGGCTCGTCGCAAAAAGTTTCAGATCATTTCAGGTTCAGCGGCGAACACTCCGGCAGATGCTACGTATGTAAATCTTCAAACTTCTTATGCGTCCGAAGGAGACTCTTCTCTAGAATGGGGTGGTGGAGACTTTATTGCATCAAACGTTCTAGCTAACACATTCACAGCTTCCTTGGAATGGCCGGATTATGCTCTTCGTGTTAGTGCTTCTAATAGTTCGCGAGGGGTTGCTAAGAACGGCTACTTTGGAGTCAGAACCCAGAAAAATGAGACCTCTAGATTTTTCTCTGATAACTATTACGATCTGAGCTATCCACTGGAAGGCGGGGTAGACTCTTGGAATCCAGATGGAACGAATACCGTTCACACGTTTGCATTCTCTTTGGATGATGTTAAGCAGGTTTCTTCGTCGACGACTGGCTGGTTAGATGATGCTGCATACGAAGCAGGAAACAGAAAATCTGCCGTTGCTGGTAAGAAATCAATCTCCCAGCTTGGTTCGTATTATAAGGCGAATGGCCCGGGCCAAACTGCCACAGCACTATATACTAACTCTGCTGGGTGGAAGACGGTTATTGATGCTGGTTATAACAAATTCACCATGCCAATGCACGGTGGTTTTGATGGCGTTGATATCACCAAGAAAAACCCCTTCTCTAACGTTACTTTGACCGGCGGCGCAACAAACGACGGCGCTAATAATTATGCTTGGTACTCCGTATTTGCAGCCATTAAAGCGCTTAAAGACCCTGAGTTTATTGATTACGATGTGGCTGCGGTTCCCGGAGTTTGGGAAAAACAATTGAACAAACTCATGGCAGACCAGTGTCTTGAAAGAGGAGATGCTTTGGCGGTTGTTGATTTGGACTCTGGATATCGTCCTCTGGAAGAAACAAAAGAGAACGCTACCACTGGTGTCAACACTGATTTGACCAAGCTTGGTTCTGTCTCGGCCGCTGTTAACTGGCGAAGAAACGATATGAGCGACTTGGTTCATTCCTATGCTTGTACTTTCTATCCTTGGGTTGATATTTCTGACCCGCGAACTAACGGGTTGGTTTCTGTTCCTCCTTCAGTTGCAATGCTTGGTGTGTTTGGGCGAGTTAAGCAGGTTTCCGATGTTTGGTTTGCTCCGGCAGGCTTCAACAGAGGCGGACTTTCCGATGGCCTTTCTGGATATCCTGTCGTCAACGTCAAAGATAGACTGACTTCGAACGAAAGAGACGAACTTTATGACAATGGTATTAACCCCATTGCTTCCTTCCCCTCTGAGGGGGTTGTGGTGTTTGGTCAAAAAACTCTGCAACTGGAAAGATCGTCTCTTGACAGAATCAACGTTCGAAGGTTAATGATCTACCTTAAGCGTCAAATTTCTAGAGTTGCCAGTAGTCTTCTTTTTGAGCCGAACGTTCCGGATACTTGGAGAAACTTCACAAACGATGCAGAAGAGATTTTGCAAGAAGTGCAAGACGGTTTGGGAATTGAAGAATATCGGTTCATCTTGGATGAAACAACCACAACCCCGGATTTGGTCGACCAGAACACGCTTTACGCAAAGCTCCTGATCAAGCCGACTAGAGCAATTGAGTTTATTGCTTTGGACTTTGTCCTGACAAATTCAGGTGTGGATTTCCCAGAGTAAACTAATTAATAGAAAATATATAATATAATTTAAAAGGAGAAATCCAAAAATGAGCCAGCAGTTTTTTTGGGCAAACAAAAAGCTAGAGCCAAAAAGAGCTTTTAAATGGGTCGCTAGATTAGGCGACAACAAACAGATCTACTCTTATCAAATTCAAAAAGTAGCCCGTCCGGAATTGACTATTTCCAATAAGGAAGTGAAGATTCTTGGTCATACCTTCAACTATCCAATGCAAGCGACTTGGAATCAGATCACCCTCGATTTTATCGATGTTGTCGAAAATGACAATGATAATGGTAAAGCCTCTGGGCAATATCTTAAAGAACTGATCACATCTAATGGTTATAATTATCCAAAAAGCTTTGGCGAAGCAAGTCAGGGTATTACAAAAAACCAAGCTGTTAACAATAAGTTTACTAAACTTGAAGTTGAACAGTTAGATGGCATGGGTATTGTTTTAGAAACTTACACCTTCTATAATGCTTGGGTTGAAAAAGTTAACTTTGGACCTGAATTTAGTTACGAATCAGAAGATCTAGTGATGCCCCAAATTGGATTTCGCTACGACTGGGCAGAAATCAAGCTGTAAAATCAAGCTTAATAAAATTACAAACCATACGAGGTATAAATGTCTATCCGCAACAATGAAGAAAGAATCGGCGCTGTTGATAAAAACAGCGGCTCCGATTTGGCCCCTATCCAAGCCGCACAGCAACTACTTAATCCTTTAAATTTTGTTACTCCAACTTTAATGGTGGACCTTCCTTCAAAGGGAGAATTCTATCCAGAAGACCACCCCTTGCACAAGCAGGAAATGTTGGAAATCAAACACATGACAGCAAAAGAAGAAGATATCTTAACTTCCCCTGCTTATCTTAAAAAAGGAAACGTTCTAGATAAATTGATTGAAAGCGTTTTGGTTGATAAATCAATCAACTCTAAAACAATCTTAGCTTGTGATAGAAACGCAATTGTGATTCAATCTAGAATTTCAGGGTTTGGAACGCATTATGAAGCAAAAGTTACTTGCCCTTCTTGCAAATCAGAGCAAGATGAACAATTTGATCTTTTGGAATGTGAAGAAACTTCGTTTTCAAAAGAAAAAGAAGATTGCAAGCACCTAGGCAATGGGCTTTTTGAATGCACCCTGCCACAAACTGGTGTTGTTTGCCATTTTGGTCTTTTGACAGGAAAAGAAGAAGGCGTTCTTTTGAAGGAAATGGCACAGAAAAAACAACATTCTGTTTTCACAACTCAATTGAAGCTCATGATCAAAAGATTGAATGAATATGACGATCAAAAAACAATTGATTACTTCTCAGAAAGAATGCCTACAAAGGACGCTAGATACCTTCGCAAGCTTTATGCAGAGGTTGCGCCGGAATCTAAGCTAACGTTCAAATTTGAGTGCTCAGAGTGCGATTATGAAGGGGATCTGGGGGTTCCTCTTGATGAAAGCTTTCTTTGGCCTAAACAATGAATATGCAGAGACAGTCTATGAAGAAATATTTTATCTAAAATATTACGGTGGCTGGTCTATTTTCGAAACTTACAACCTTCCTACAACAATCCGCAGATGGTTTCTCCAAAGAATGCAAAAGCAAATGGAGAAAGAAGCCGAAGAAATCAAAAAACAAAGCAAAAAATAAATTTCAACTTTTGTTCTATTTATGTTTAAAGAGGTTTTTCTTTATTATATAAGGGCTTTTCTTTACTATGATAGATTTTCTTAGATATCCTATAATTTTTATGAACGAGGCTGGCGAAGGCGGAGGCGGCACCCCTGCTCCAAAAGCTGCCCCTGTCGCAGATCCAAAAGAAGTTGATCCAAAAGAAGCTCTTAAAGTTCTTAAGAAGTCTCTTGAGGACAATTATCAATTAAGAAAAAAAATATTAGAACAAGAAAAGGAATTTATTCAAAAAAGAACAGAAGCTCTTAAATTAGAGAAAGATCACCTTAGAATAGCCGAACTTAATGTAGAAATCAGAGAGAACGAAATCGATCTAGCCCGTAAAACTGAAAAAGAAGCGCTAAAAAACGCTGCTGCTCTTTCTGAGCAGGCAACAAGAGTAGGCAAACTTACTGAAGCTGAAAAAAAACTACTTGAAGAGTTAAAAACCAAAGAAGATGTACAGAAACGACTCGCAGAAAAAAACCTCAAAGGCGAGGAAGCGTATAAAGAGCTTGCGCAAATTGCTCTAGAGCAAGCGCAGCAAACTTATGAAAATGCGGTCAACACAAGAATAGAAAAAGAAAAAGAACTTGAAATATCAAAAGCTTTGCAAAAAGTTTACGAAGACGGCGACAAAGCAATTGAAAAAGTTGAAGACTCTTTGGGTGGTTACTCTAAGATGCTTAAAACTACTTCCACTTTCATGAAAGCTTTTTCCGCTGAAAACGCTGATTTTGGTAAGATATTAAGTTCAGCTTTTGCCCAACTAGGAGCTACGATCGCTTCTAGCATGATCAGGGCAATTAAACAAGGTATTACTGGCTTTGATGATGCAAGAGCAAAAATGGCAGCTTTGACTGCCGGCTCCAGCAGGTTGAATGACGACCTTGTTTTGTCTGCCACCAGTTTTGTTAACGCTGATTTAAATGCTTCAAACTTTGGACTTTCTTTGTCAGAAGCAAGAGAAGGTGTTATGGAACTAGCAGAGGGTATGGCTGATTTCGAACAAATGAGCCAACGCACCCGATTAGAACTAAGTCAGGTCGGCAAAAGACTCAAAACAATGCTGGGTGTCGACATGACCGAGACCTTCAATGTGGCAACAAAAGCTTTTCAAATGACCGGTAAAGAAACTAAAAACTTGGCTATTGAGCTTTACGCCACTGGTGCAGCATTGGGAGCCTTCTCCCAAAAGAAGATCATGTCAGAATTTGCACCTGCTATGCAAACTTTGGCAGCTTTCACAAAAGACAAAGCAATCAAAGTGTTCAAAGAATTGGCTGCTCAAGCAGCAGCAACCGGTTTGAAAATTAGTGAGCTTATATCTCAGGTTTCAAAGTATGACACTTTTGATGGAGCAGCAGAAGCTGCTGGTCGTCTTAACTCAATGTTGGGCGGTGATTATCTTAACTCTTTAGAGCTTTTGAGAGCATCGGAATCACAACGTGTTGATATGCTTCGACAATCAATTCAAATGTCTGGTAAATCTTTCAATGAAATGTCTCGCTTTGAGAAGAAAGCAGTCGCTGCGGCTTTGGGTATTTCTGATATTTCAAAGGCTGCACAACTTCTTCAAACACCAGAAGAAAGAATGGCTGAGATGGCAAAAAAAGCCGCTGCTGCTGGGATGTCTGTTGATGAATTTAAAGAAAGACAAAAAGCTGCCACCACTTTTCAAAAAAAACTAACACAAGCAATGGAAAGTTTCCAAGTTGCTTTGGCTCCTGTTGTCACGGTGTTGAATTACTTTGCTGGTGCTCTCGCTGTTATTGCAAACAACCCTGTTGTTAAGGTTCTAGGCATGATGATCGCTCTTTACTATGCCGCCAAGATAACTATAGCAGCCGCAGGGGCAGCTACGGCTGCTTATAATGCTGTCAAAAGCATAGAAATATTAAGCACAATCACAAACACTTTCGAGAAAGGTAAAGAAGCTGCGGCTAAATTCTTTAGCGCGGAGGCAACTGGCGTAGAAACGGCAGCAACGGCAGCGGGAGAAAAAGTCAAAAAAGCTGCAACTTTAACAAATATGAAGTTTTCAGCTAGCATCATACAGATGGTTGCTGCTCTAGGAGCTTTGTTGATCGGTATAGGTGCTACGGCTGCTGGCTTATCCTTGTTGGCCGATGCCTTTTCTAAAATGACAATGGGGCAGGCTTTAGGTTTTCTTGGGTTTTTGGCCGCAGTGGCTCTTGGTTTGGTTGTTTTTATTGCGGTTGCTGTGGAACTAGCCCCCACTTACCCAATCTTGCTGGCTCTTGCTGCTGTCTTTTTGGCCATAGGTGCGGCAGCGGCCTTGCTAGGGTTGGGAATTAGATTGGCGGCAGATGGAATAGTGAAAATTATCAATGCGTTAGCCACCGTCGCTAAAGAAGGGGTGTTAGGCACTGTAACTATGAGTGTTTTAGGGTTGGCGACAGCTTTTATGATTTTGGCTACCGCAATGGCGATCATCGGACCTCTGTTACCAATGTTGGGGGCTTTAGCGTTTGTTGGTGCAATTGCCTTCTCAATGATTGGCCCTTCTCTCAAAGATCTTTTTACCGGATTTAGCGAGTTTGCGAAGCTTGATGAACAAAAACTGGCTGTTATCAAAACAGTTTTTGAAAAAATGCCAGAAGTTAAATCAGAAAACGCTGAATCTATTCGAAAAGTAACCGAATCTTTTGGAAAGTTAGCGCTTTCTTTTAAGACACAGAAAACCTTGACAGTCAAAATGGTGATTGAACACAACAATGTCCAAAAAACAAATGAAAATATAAGAGCGGCTGGTGAGAAAATAGGAAGAGGCTTGAACGCGATCGGCGCATAACAAAGGATTTTATCAATGTTTTCAACAGATACATTTGCAAAAAACACAAAAGGGTATGTTTACGTATATTCCCCAACAACTAAGAAAGAAATCAAATTTAAAGCTTTCATTACAGAATACAGTGATACATTTACAGTAAATTACAACTCAGAAGAAGTTTATGGTAGAATGGACCCTATTCAGATCTATAAAAGAACGAATAGGGAGATTCAGTTAGGTTGGGATGTTATCGCAGAAAGCGAAGAAGAAGCATATGATAACTTAGTAAAAGTGCAAGACTTTATTCAAATGCTTTATCCTAAGTATAAAATACTTTCTTATAAATCAGCAGGCAAGCTTCCAAACTTAGAAGTCCCTGTTCTTTCTTCTCCGCCCCTTTTGAGAATAAAGTTTATGTCTTTGGTCTCAAAGAATATGCAAGTCTCTCGTGAAGCAGAAAAAAATGGTCGAAAAAAAGAAAATGTATATCGATATAAAATATCAAACGACGGTACTGCTAAAGATGATGGGCTTCTTGTTACCCCTGCTTCGTTTAGCTTTAGTCCAAACTTTGGTGAACAAATGGGCTTGTATAATATGCCCGGCAAAGACAAAAAGGCTGCTAAAGGCTTTTATCTTCCAATTACATATCAAATGTCAAGTCAATTTCAAGTTCTCCATGAGCACCTTGTCGGGCACCCTTATGAAAACAACCCAAGCAAGACTAGCCCGAAAGCGCCTAGTGCAAAAAAGACTGTAAATAAAATCAATAACGCTTCGTCAAGAACAAAAGGCTTAGAACAATTAAATTACCCATATGGGTTGAAAGGTAAATAAAAATGCCAAATTACGACTTGGATCGTTTCCTAGAAAGAGATACAATATACAAAGACAAGAAAGAGCTTTATAAGCAAATAAAGCTTAAGAGGAATTTGGAT